GTCTAGCCCTAGAAATATCCACACCAATACCACCACCAGTCATCAAGCAAGTCATTGCACGTTCAGTAACACCTGCCCATTCTTCCCTGCTATCTTCTTCAAGCCTCAATAGATAACAGTTGTTATAGAATCTTGCTTCTCTACCTGCATACCACAGGTATCTACCTCCCGGCATAAACTTAAACTCTGCTATATATTTAGTTAGTCTATCCCTATCTTTCTTTTCCATAAGGATATTCTTAGTACCATTCAGGTCACCACATACAGAGTTAACTACTGAGTGCGCCTTGTCATCCCATGTTTCATAGGGATTACTGGCATATTTTTGTTTGAAGATTGTCTCTCCTAATTCTGTTTTAAACGCCACTATTTTTCTTCTCCATTAATTCATCGAAACCCTCTGGGGTTGCCCAAGAAGCAGGTTTCTTATCACGATCAAAAGCATTTGGATGATACAAGTACCTGCCTATACCAAATAATACAGCCGCTCTCTTAAGCGCGTCACTGATACCACCCTTTGCACCTTCTATATTAGAGTCATCAGCACCATCACACTTGGTAATCCACTGGTCTTCTATGTACACAGACAACGAACATATCATACGATCACCAACCCAACTGTACTGAGTCTGCCAGTAACCAACACCGACAACCTCATCAAGCCTATCCATTACATCTCTAGCAGTAATGTATGCTAACTCATTACCTCCTCCTCCTTTTCTCCATCTAACTTTATTAATAGGGTAAGGTCTTTTAAAATCCATCTCTAGTTTATTCATCATCTGATTCCTGTTCTTCTTTAATCTCTTTAATGACTTCCCAATAAGCCTCTTCCCAACTATCCCATATCTTTTCCATCAGTTTGAATGGTGCTAGTGCATGCATCAATGCCTTGTTCATCAGTAATTTCCTTAAAGTCTTTGATCTTTAGTATAACATAACTGTCTTCATACTTCATTTGTTTTTCATGCAAGACTACTATCGGTACTCTATGCTCTGCCTCTATAACTGCTTGACCCATAGCATCATGTATCCAATCAGGTAACTTCTTCCTGTGCTTTACCTCGATACTCCACTTGTCATGTTCAACATCTCGACGAGACTCACCATTACAACCTGTTCGCACACCACCCAGGATACTAGCGATGGTGCGCTCACAGTGCTTCCAAGTTGTCAAGCGGCTAATGCCCGGCGACGAGCATGATTGTGTGCTTGTACTTTCTTAGTACTCCAACGGCAGTTATCAGGGCCGTAATCATCGTCAACATCTATACGATCTATAAAGGTATCGACAAACCTTTCACCCATATCTTTCAAGAACGTAGAGAAGTCATGCCACTCTGGATCAACCGCAATACCACGGCCTCCAAAGTTATGATAGCCTTGTTGATTACGATTATAACAACGCTCCATCATCTTGCGCCATGAGTTATAGGTAGGTGTACGTTTGTTTTTTGTATGACCATGGATCATTTGAACAATCTCCTGTGTTGATTTTGTTTTGAAAACGCTTTACATCTATCACCCCAATCTCCGATGGATTCACCTTCTTTCCTCCAGAGATCAAGTCCTTTTAATCTAGCCTTATGTATGTCTCTGAAAGGTATGTACTCACCTTCCATAAACTGTGTACTATATCTAGAAGCCCAACATTTATCACATATCATCATCGGATGAGAATGAGTAGCCGTCTTTGCATTGCAATCTTGACATGACGCCATCTAATATCTCCTTCTTTTGTGTTGCCATCTCATCTTTCCATTCCTCTATTGTTTGCTTGGCGTTAATTTTATACTCTGAATTAACTGGCCTTATGAGAGTTACTGGTTTCTTTTCTACCTTACGAAAGTAATGGTTAATAGGTTCACCAACATCCTCACTTAGTGTGAGTCCTGTTGCGCCGCTGTATCCTAATCCTCCTTTCCTTCTCGCATAGTCATCAGCAACCGCTTGATTTAATGCCTTGCTAACTATCTCTATAGATACTTCAGTCTGATGAGGCACTTGTCTTTCCGGGCCTGATACTGATTGAAGGTAGAAGTATACATTAAACAATCTCTTTCTAGCGTTCTCAAGGTCATCGTTATTAATATATTTTAACTCATTAATTCTTTCTATATAACCAAGACATCTATTTTTATATACCTCAATAGGCACACTATCTGATCTCATCTGATCGTACTGTACCTTCTTCATAAGCATCAATCCCTTTTTAACTAACCTGTCTAATAAGAAATTGGTCGTCATCTATATTACCTTTAACTCCTATGTTGTTGATATTACATTTGATTGTATCATACAAAAATACGTTTGTCAATAGGTAATGCATAAATATATTCTCTTTTATTATCAATACTTTACACCTTAAAGGTATATAAGTAGAGGAAAATTTTGATGGATTCCAACTATAAATCAGACACCAAGGATAAAGCCCGGCTTAAACGTCAACGTAACCTTGTTGCCAAGTACAATAAGTACAAGCCCAAAGCACTTAAGAAGAAGACAGTGTACAGTAGGCAAGACAATAAACAAATCCCTAATGAGTAGCATTCTTATCTTCTGTTAGATACTGAAATGCTTTGTTTGCTTCAGCCGCCGCACTAAAGATATAATTCTTATTATCCTTTAAAGCGGTCAGCCAAGACTTAATATACTGAGTGTGTTGCAATTGCTCAAGCGGAATACCTATGTAGGAACAAGTCATTGCCGCTCCTAGTTCAGCAACTAACTCCTCGTAAGCGTAAGCATTTTCATACTTGATATATATCTTACGGTCAAGTCTATGCTTTGCACCAGTAGCATGGATACCTTCATGCGCTTTGGTTGACTCACGTTCAGCATCAGATGTAAACGCTGAGTCTTGTGGTAACGCTATCGCATCATCAGATGGACGATAGAACGCTTTGTTACCACCAATATGTATACCACCACGCAACTCTAAGTTGTTGATATACTTATCTATTTCCGTAGTTGGATTAAAATCTGGAGCGACAACATCAGGTGTTGGTTCAGGCAAGCCGGATATCTGATCCCGGTTCCATACCTTATATGTTCTCATAAATGGTATGCGTTTATCTTTGCCTGTCTTCTCATCTGTCCCGACCAGAGTCTTATAGAACACAACATCATACGCATCTTTGAATACCTCATTAGGTACTGGGTGACTGTTACCTGTTAACTCTTTTAACTGATTCAGGGTAAAGTAATCCCTTGACGTATGGTCTGACATCATGCCAAGTATCAACCAATTGATACCATTATACTGACGTTTCGTTACACCATTACGCGCACTACCTAGACCGTTTAACATATTGTCAGTGCCATCTTTAACCCAAGGCTTATGCCAAGGACTAATGGATTCACCCGCCTCAATGCGCTCTAGTCTAGCGATCAAGGGTGGGACTACTGTTTCATATACTTTATCTTTTGGTTTCATAACTTAGTATTTCCCATGCTTGTTTAACCACTGACGGAACTTGTCCATTGCCAATGGCTTTAAGTCTGTCCACTCTTCGGGCCACCCCATGAGCCACTCGATCCACGTCGGGTTCAGTTGACCACCAGCGTGAGTCGCTAGAGTTACTGAGTTCCTTGCCAGTTCCGCAGGAGACTTGCCGTTGTCCTTCCAGTCCCTTGCTGTCGGAGTCGGCCACATTCCTGGTTTGGGATATATCCTCCCAAATGTGTTGAGATTCCTGTCTTTCTGACTCTTGGATTTGGGGTCGTACTGTTTGGCCGGGCCTCTCATTCCATCCCATGCTGATGGAGTTGGTATTGACTGCCGATTCAGCCTTGATCCAGAGTCTTTTTCTTCGATGCCAGGCTCCCACATCGTCTGCTCCCAACACAATCCATCTTGCATTATACCCTGCTTGGGCCAACGAAGAGAGGATTTCGCTGAAGTATCCAGAATTAAGGAGACCGGGGACGTTCTCCAAGAATGCGTATCGGGGTCGAATGTCGCGAATACACTGAAGCGTTTGCGGCCACTTGTTTCTTTCATCGTCTTGTCCTTTTTGCTTTCCTGCAACGCTAAATGGTTGGCAGGGAAAACCTGCCGTAACCACATCGACATATCCCTTGTACTTTTTAGAGGCACCGGACTTAATGAACTCGTCAATGTCTCCAAAGATTGGGGCTTCGTCGAGGAATCCATCTTTGATTCTTTGATTAATAATTTCTTGACAGTATTTTTCGTATTCAACATAACCAACGTGCCTCCATCCTAGTAATTTTGAGCCAAGTAAACCACCACCTGCACCACTAAATAAAGATAACTCATTCAAGTTCATGCTCCTCATCTTCGTATCCTTGTACAAAATCAGGACAGTTATGCTCTTCCCAGATGTCCCAAGGTGTATGACTATCAGGGTCTAGAGAACAACGCCATTCAAATTTATTATTCTTAGGTAGCCAACGCTTAGCGCGTAGATTCTCACACTCATAACAGCATTTCATATCACATCCCTCATTGATTTGTTAACTAACTCAATCATACCTTCATGCAGCACAACTTCAACACACTCCTGATCTAAGCAGTAATATATACAGTACCACTCGTTAGTTTCAGGCATCATGTCCCACTCTATCTCTTCTACTACATACCATACACCATCACACAATACTAGATCATCGGGTTGTATTGCCTCACGATCTTCTAAATAAGCATCTACTTGGTCTTGGTCATCGTTCCAATTCCAGTCAATCGGTTCTATAAACGGTGTCATTAGTGTAACGCTCCCATGTCTTGATTCATTGTGACTGATTCAACATATTTCTGTATATGATTACGCAACTCATCATATACTACAACAGTATCATGGTTTCCTAGTATCTCTACTATCAAATCAACCTCTGCTAATTCAAAGTTAGATATAATATAATCCACTAAACTATCAGTAGTATCCATACCTCCATTGTGTAATACCATCTGGACTGCATCATATATATCATGGCTTAAAGTTTTATTAGAGTCTTTCATTACTTATTCTCCTAAAGAATCATCATTAATCCAGTCATCATCTAAGTACCCGGTTATCAAACATTCACGCTCATCAGGGTACAAGTATGGTAACGCATCTTGTATTAATTTACCATTTATCCAGGCTTCAATATCATTTAAAACAGTAACGCCAGTTTGACCACACCCTAATGCTATATCTACTGTTCGAGAAGGTGCTTCAAATTCTTCTATAGGACTTTGACAATGTAACAACGCGTAGTCTCTAGTAATTGTTACACTCTTTAAACTTTTAAATATATTACTCATGCCTATCTCCTATAGCGTCACATAAAGCGTTAGTATAACAGAAATTATAATAACAGTTAAGTTCATTGCAATAAGTTTTGCTTCCATGATTATCTCCAGTTGATTACAATTACACCACACAATATTACACATACTACCCAAAGCCAAGCAATAATTGTTTCCATTATCATTCCTCACTGTAGTCAAACTCAACCATCTCTTCATTGTACTTCTCATCGTAGCACTCTTCACAGATAACTTCACCAGACATTTTAGTACACTCATAGTCATGCCTCTTTACTTGGCAACTTTGACATAGCATCTTCATTAACTTATCTCCTTGTTAAGAACAACTTCTTATCTGGGTCTTCAGTTATCTCATAGTCTGAGTCACAGAACACTGGATGGAAGAACATAAAATCTTCTACTTCAAACATAGAATCTTTCTCCATAGTTAATTTTATATCAGCACTAACCGGGCCTACATTATGCTTAAGTGTAATTAAATATCTCATTAATCTGCCTCTCTTTTTAGTTTACTTTATAACTTTAACTTATCTTTAAATATCAATTACTTATATCTAAACATAAGTTAACTTTATCTGCCTCAATAATTTCATTACCTTCCCAACACAAGGACCAGGTCCTGGGCCAGAACCCAGACACACTTGAAATAATATATCTCATGCTGTTAAAAATTTTTTTTCAGCATATCAGTATATTCTAATAAGCCCCGACCCTTACGGGCCGAGGCTCCTAGTGATTAGAGTTCTGCCAATGCTAAACCAAGCGTGACCATTCGTTCAATCTTGTGGTCGCTCTCTTTGTGCTTTACGAGAACTTCTTGACGGCGCTTGCTGATCTTCTCTTTTAACAGATCGTAAGAACCTTCAGGCCAAACGTCCGTTTGTTCTGCTGATTGAACGGCAGACCAAACAAGGGCATCCTCCTCTCGAAGTCGCTTGTGCTCTGAGTCATTAAAGCGCGCGTCTTTTGCTTGCTTGAAATTTAACTGAGCATTCGAGCGGTATTTAACCGAGTTCTTAAGGCTGTAATTTGTCCAGACTCCGAAGGCTTCTCGGCTCTGTCCGTCGATCAACATCGAGAATAAAGAAACCCATTGCCCAAAATCTTGGTTCGCGTGCTGCTCGTCGAAGTGTTCGAGGCCGTTGAGTTCTAGCCAATCATTATAATCTGGGCACTCCTCGTCACGGTTACGGAACATTTCCAAGCGCAACGCTTTGGTTCTGAGCGTGTTACCTGCCCAAGCACAAACACCATCTGGCCCGCCTAGAATCTCGTTTACTGCGTCTTTGAATATTTGCATGATAATAGTCTCTTTTTAGTTAATGATTTACAGCGGAATAATATTAACCCGAAACAACATCATCCGTATATACGTTTGTTTCTATGAAGTATTGATATTCATAGGCAAAACAAATGTCGCATTTACGACAGAACAGGTCGCATTTTGACCAACACCTTCTTGACCAACCTCCAAGGTCTTAGTTACGCATATAAGCGTACCGTGTACATACAGTAATCGAAGGATTAGCAGACGCGTAGTATCGTCTGCCCTGACACACATAAGCCCGCGCACAGTATCAGAAAGAGCATTTGACTTACCGGGCGAAACTCTTCAGTAACTTAGTCAGAGGCTGTTAAGAGAACGCTGTTACCGGACTTGTCCGGGCAGTAAGCGACAGGAGGTCGCAAGCGATAGGGCTTTAGCCCGCCCGCTGTTGTATCGCGGGATCGCCCAAAAGAAACTTAAACCTTCACAGTCTCTTGATTACCATAGAGAGTATAGACACTGTTGTAGTTCTCAGTGAGAGAGCAGACCCTGGCCAGTGCGAGAATATAAACCGTGCGAGAATGATGTCCTATGCCCACACACACACGGCATTGTTGAGCCTCGGCAAGACCTCGACTCTCTTCTTAACTGCCACAGCAACAGCCACACCTTGACCCTACCCCACCCCACTGCGTATAAATATATATATATATGTTCTCCCCATACAGCGGAGGGAGTTATAACCATTCATAAGAAAACACTAATATGGGATTACTAGACTTTAAACCAGACCTGCAGATGAGACTAAGGAATCCTGTTGAGGATAACCTAGACCTTGATCGCCTATTCATGGCTGAATCCTCTGGTAGACCCGGACAGACATCCAGTGCAGGTGCATATGGACTATCACAGTTCCTGCCTTCTACATGGAAAGGATTAAAGAAGGATACTGAAATTACGGGAGTAAAATTCCCAAAGCAGTTAGAAGGTAAGGGATTCAAGGAAGTAATGGACAATGAGAAGTTTGCCAAGTTAGCGGCAAGAACATTAATGAAAACTAATGCGAAGTATCTAGAAAGAATGGATGTTCCGGTTACGGAAAGAAGTCTTTTAGGTGCATATAATATGGGGCCAACTGGATATAAGAGATATATCAAGGATGACCCTGAACGAGACTTTGCTCTCTTTAGAAACTGGAGTAATTTTTAAATGGCTAATTACGGTTATGGGCCTCCTTCATGGTCGCCTCCTCAACTAGATCTTGATTTTAAAGGAGTACCATCTGAATATACAAAATGGGATCAGGCTAAATCACTGCTTCACCAAACGGCTGGAGACGCCGTAACTAATGCTTTAGGTAAAGGAGCCGTAAAAGCAATTGCTACATCGGTGCCAAGTAATCCGTACTGGGCAGCGCTACATCAAGGTATGCCAGTTGTAGGAGGACTTTTAGCAGGTCAGAATTTGATGGAAGGACTTGCAGATAGGATGGGTCTTGGCCCTTATGCTAATGCTGTGTATTCAGGTGCTAAATCTCCTCAAGGTGGTCTTGCAGTTTTAAACAATATGCCTGTAGACGGAGTTGTTCCGGCAGAAATGGGGACTTATGGTAATCCGTTTCCTGTCTATGACCGGCGTGGGTTAGACTGGAAAAGCATAAACCCTGAACTAGAAATGAAGACAAAAATACAAGACGGAGCGCAAGCAAAAGGTCTTGCAGGAAGAAGGTTATCTCCATATAAAAAAGTTAAAATACCTACATCAAGAAAAATTAATTATGGCTCAGAATCTTCAGGAAAAACAAAAAAAGCAGAAAGCGCATACAGAGTAAAGCAAAGAAAAAAGAAAGAAGAAGAAGAAATGCTATTCCAAAAAAGTCTAGAGAGTTATAATCAAAGAAGCCAAAACGCTATACCAAGACTAGGCATTGTTCCTAAAACAGTATGGGACACTTGGGTTCCAGACTCAGGCACAAGTAATTTCGCAACATTTGATGATGCAGGTAGGTTTGATGGGTTAGATATAGATTCTATGATTTATGCCCTAGATACAATAGGATTGCTAGATAGACCAATGTCTCCTAAAATATCTGATGATGCTATGTCATCGCTATTAAAAGATACATTTCCAGACTTTAAAGGAGATGTCTTACCTGTACTGGAGTCTTACATACCAGACTCTAAATCTGTACTGGAGTAGGAGATGACAGAGAAACAAGACAAATTCATTGAGTCCTACGTATTAACAGGGAATGCAACTCGATCAGCGATAGCCGCAGGTTATTCAGAAAAGACTGCTAAAGTCAAAGGCTATCAATTAAAGAATCAGTTACATAATGAAATACAGAAGGAAGTTCAAAAGGCTATACTGGATAAGATTCCTGCAAGCCTTAAGTGGCTTTCTGATCTGGCTGAAGGTGCTGAGAGCGAATCTGTTAGACTAGGTGCTATCAAGGACATCCTTGACAGAGCAGGTCTTAAACCAGTAGACAAGGTAGAGACTACCACTATTGACCAGATGAGCGCAGATGAAATTAAAAAGGAGTTAGAATCGCTTGGATACAAGCACTAGGGCATTAGAACTAGCAAAGGCTCTCAAACGCATTGAGAGGTTCAACAGGATAGATCAGTACGATCCCTACCCTTATCAGCGGAAGTTCCACGAAACAGGCTCAGAGGCCAACCAGAGGCTTCTCATGGCGGCTAACCGCATAGGCAAGTCATTCTCTGGTGCGGCAGAGATGAGTTACCATCTAACAGGCATATATCCTGACTGGTGGAAAGGCAGACGTTATAGTCAACCTATTACAGCGTGGGCAGGTGGTGTATCTAACGAGACAACAAGAGACATTGTACAGTATGAACTATTGGGTTCCCCAGATGATCCTGATGCGTTTGGGTCTGGTGCGATACCTAAAAATAAAATAATAAAAACGGAACGTAAACCGGGTGTACCTAACGCAAAAAGTGTTGCTCTTATACAACACGTTTCGGGTGGGAACTCTTCTTTACACTTTAAAGCCTATGAAATGGGTGTTGACAAGTGGCAGGGACGTAGTGTAGACTGCATATGGCTAGACGAGGAGCCAAGCAGGGAGTTGTATTCTCAGGCAGTTACTCGTACTCTGGACAGAAAAGGTATGGTATACATGACTTTTACGCCAGAATCAGGCATGACAGAGACTGTTGCATCCTTTATGAACAACCTACAGTCCGGTCAAAGCCTTACAAACGCTACATGGGATGACGCTAGTGAGTCTGTTACCTCTATGAAAGGAGGTAAAGGACACCTAAACGAAGACGTTATGACCCAGATTCTCTCTAGTTACTCCCCACATGAGAGAGAAATGAGGAGATATGGCAGACCTAGCATTGGTTCTGGCCTTGTTTTCCCTGTTCAAGAAGATAAATTAATGATTGATCCTATACATTTAGAGGATCATTGGCCCAGAATAGCGGGTATTGACTTTGGTTGGGATCACCCAACGGCTGTAGTATGGGTAGCATGGGACAAAGATGAGGACGAATTGTACATATATGACTGTTATAGGCAGTCTAAAGCCAGTCCTTCAGTACACGCTAGTCACATCAATACGCGTGACAGTAGTGTGCCTATAGCCTACCCACATGACGGAAACAGGCGGGATAGCATGGGTAATCCGGGCCTTGCTGATCAATACAGAAGCCACGGATGTAATATGCTATTAGAACATTTTACAAACCCTCCTGCATTAGGTCAAAACAAAGGCGGTAACTCTGTAGAAGAAGGACTAATGGATATGTTGCAGTATATGGAGCAAGGAAGGTTCCATGTATTTAATACACTTGCCGATTGGTTTGAAGAATTTAGGATGTATCACAGAAAAGGCGGGAAGGTCGTAGCATTTAAAGACGATCTAATGAGTGCCACAAGGTACGCTGTCTTATCACGAAGGTTTGCTGTTTCAAGCAGTGATCCAAAATGGACAAACGAGATAGAATATAAACACTATGGCATCATCTAATATAACGGACGAAGAACTATTAAGTAGAGTGCAGGGAGAAATCTCTGACGCTTTAGGATACAGTGATACTATATCCAAGCAGAGAGAAACTGCTATGGATTATTATTATGCTTTGCCTTTTGGTAACGAAGTAGAAGGCAGAAGCCAGTACGTTGACTCTTCTGTAATGGATACTATTGAGTGGATTAAACCATCCCTTATGCGTGTGTTTGCATCTGGCGAAGAAATGGTTACGTTTGAACCTCATGGCCCAGAAGATGTAGAGTCCGCTTCTCAAGCAACAGACTATGTTAATCACATATTTACTAAAGATAACAATGGTTGGGAAATCTTATACACTTGGTTTACTGATGCTTTACTACAAAAGAATGGTATTGTAAAAGTATGGTGGGATGAGTATGAAGACTGGAACCGAGAAGAATATAACGGTCTTGACGAACAAGAATTTAATTTGTTAGTAATGTCTCCTGAAGTAGAGGTTATAGAGCATACACCATATGTCGATGAGTACGGTGCAAAACATGACGTTGTTATTAAACGTACAGAATACTCAGGCAGAGTAAAAATTGAAAACGTACCACCCGATGAGTTTCTTATTAGTAGAGAGTCAAAGTCTATAGAAGACGCTAGGTTTGTTTGTCATCGAGTGCAAAAGACTTTATCAGAGTTACGGCTAATGTATCCTGATGAAGACTTAGACGGTGAAGAACTAGGTGGAGGAGATGACGATATAGATGCTTTTTCTTCTGAAAGATTAAGCCGTTATCAGTTTGATGATAGTGCTAATTACTTTGGAGGTTGGGGCGCACCTGCTGATGAAGAGGCTTTACAAACTTATTGGTTGCACGAATCATTTATTAAAACAGACTATGACGGTGACGGCATTGCAGAGTTAAGAAAGATTTGCAGTGTAGGCAGTAAAATATTAGCCAATGACGCTATTGATAAGATTCCATTTGTAAGTATTACACCAGTAAAGATTCCTCATAAGTTCTTTGGATTATCTATTGCAGACCTTATTATGGATTTGCAATTAATTAAATCTACGCTTATGCGTAACCTAATGGACAATATGTACAACCAAAACTTTGGTAGGTATGCAGTCCTAGAAGGTCAGGCTAACCTTGATGACCTGTTGTCTCAGCGTCCGGGCGGTGTAGTAAGAGTTAAATCACCTAACGCTATTATGCCGTTAGCAACACCACAACTTGAAGCGTCTTCATTCCAGATGCTTAGTTACCTTGATGAGCAAAGAGAGTCACGAAGTGGTGTAAACAAATACAGCCAAGGTCTTAACGACAACGCTTTAACAAGTCATACAACGGCTACAGCAGTAAACGCTACTATGACAGCCGCTCAGTCCAGAGTAGAGTTAATAGCCCGATGCTTTGCTGAGACTGGTGTAAGAGATTTAATGCGTAACATTTACGAACTTGTACTTAAAAATCAAGACCATGAACGTGTTGTTAAACTTAGAAACAAATGGATTCCTGTTCGCCCTGATATGTGGCGAGACAAAATGGATTGCACAGTTGCAGTAGGTATTGGTAATGGTAACCGTGACCAACAGTTAATGCACTTGACTACTATGATGCAGTTTGCAGGAGATGCAATGCGCGGTGGTTTAAACATTGTAACAGAAAAGAATATGTATAACATGGGAG